CAGTCTGCCTTGGCATCTTACAGATGTTAAATCTATTATCATGAAATCGTTGAATTAATTTCTCTTGAAAATGATAAGGTCTAAAACCAGTTAATCCTTCATCTAGGCTTACAATTTTTATATGCTTCTTCGCAAAATAAACAGGATCCTCCTTACACCTTATAAATTCAAGAACTTGATCTTGAGTGAAGTTAATAGGTGTATTCGCTTTTTTTAATAAGGGATTACCTAGATAATGCTCTTCAACAGACATAATAAATCTCCTACATCATTTCTCCGAATAAATGTTTTTTATCGTGTTCAATAGTTTTTCTAGTCATATCTAAAATCTTTTGTAAATTTTCTGCTTTCTTCTTCAATTCTGCAATTTCTTTATTTTGCTCCTCCGGCTTGGAGGAGGGGTTCTCCGGGTTCATAGTCCGATACTTGGTAATTCCAGAGTTTTGCACCAGGATAGATTTTCTCCAACTGATCCTGGACATCTCTGCGTGAGGGGGTTTTCAGACTAGGGAAAAAGATTCTTATGCTGTAATTCTTTCCTCTCCAGCCCAAATACACAAAAACAATATTTCCTGTTCTCGTTGGAAGTCTTGATGCTTCTTCCAAATGTTCTTGTGTTTGTTGTTCAATAAATTTAATACGTGACTGTGGTACTTTAATAGGTTCGGGTTTAATTAAATCAATGAACTCATAGGAATTTCCTGCCACGCCTTCGATCTTTACAGATTCTTCATTGACGTGATCTTTTTTAGATCTAATTCTTTCAACAGCTCTGGACAGAAGTCCTTCGGCAATTTTATGTGATTTCATGTGGAGCGACTAGTATTCCTACTAATATTTAGGGAATCTTAATATTTTACCCAAATAACCACTGTGTTCGCTCATCAGATGATGCTGGTAGCCCTGTAAGTTGTGCACCATTACCTATAATAGTAGTAGCATTAACAGTAGTTGCCTCCACAGTAGTAGCGGTTACAATACCTGAAATTGTTATGTTACTATCACCTTGTACTTTAAAAGTTTCGTTTGTTGTATTAATTCCAACCGTTGTTATTCCCGTCGTCTTTCCATCAACAAAAACCAAAACATCCTGATTGGAGTTAGTAATCTTTATTTTTTCATCGACATCTGAATCTGATACATCAGACTTAGCTTCAATATTACTAACACGAAGGGTACTCATTCTCTGACAGTATACTTTTTAATATTTAGACTATGACTAGAACAGAATCTGCTGCAACATCAACAGTATTGCCAGTTCCAATTGTTGTTGGTCCAATTAACAATCCATTCTTTCCTGCTGGTATTGTAACATCCTGATTGACAATTTGACTAATAACCAATGCACCATCTGTAATATTAACATTACCATGAGATTGTATCGCACCTTCTGAACCAGCAGTGCCAACAGCAGTGGTGGTATTAACACCAATTACTTTAGTTGTACTCAGACCGGCTACAGTAGATGGAGCATACCATGTAGAACTTCCTGCACTTACACCAGTTAATGTAGAACCATCTCCATGAAATTCAGTAGCAGTTACAATACCAGCAACTCTAACGCCTTGTGCATCAGTAGTTACTGCAGATCCTACAACAGCAGAACTAGCAGTTAATCCTCCTGAAGAGAATAACGTAGTAAATCGACCACTACTCGAACTAGCAGCACCAATTGGAGTACCATCAATAGCACCACCATTAATATCAACATTAGGGAATGTAGTAAGTCCAGCAGTTACATCAATACCACCACTTATAACACGAATTCCAGTCTGTGCAGTAACAATACCAATGGATTCAAGATTTTGTACATCATTATGAGTAACAGTTCCTGCAACAGATAAATTACCAGACATCCATGCATCACCCACAACAAGTAATGCTGTATCAGCCGCTGATGTAGTACCAATACCAATATTCTTAGAAGTACTAATACCAGAAACATCATATCTCCATGTTCCAGCAGCACCTACAGTAATCTCACCAAATTTAAACTTCTTATGAACATCTGATCCAGTTTGACTTAAATCAACCTGAAGATACATTCCATCATAAGCACTGATATCAGTAGCAATACCTGAAATATCATCAAGGTACTGAAGTGTTGTTTCTCCACCTCCACCAAGAGTTGCTAACTGTTGCTGAACTCTATTAATGAATAATCTATAATGTTCTGATAACTGATCAAGAGTTACATACTTCTGATCTAATGGTGTTAAGGGGTCAGAATTCTTTACATTAGGAGGAATATTTAAAAGTCCTTCTGCTACTGACATATTTTCTGTCAGCAATTCTTTTTCATTAAATTCGTCTAAGACCTTTTCAATATAAAGAACCTTTTTAGTTAATTCCTTATTCTTTCTTTCAATCTCATCAAGCTTGAGTCTTTTGATTGTCTCACTGACAGATTCTCTTATCTGTCTGATACGCTCATTTTGATCCTTAACATGACGCTCATTTGTTTTTACAAGATTGCCAATTTCTTCATTCTGAGTCTTGATATGTTCTTCATTTCTAACAACATCAATCTCTAAATCATCAACCTTACTAGAAACATCTTCTTTAAAAGTCCTAACAGTACTGGATACTTTTGTACTGTAATCAGATACCTTTTCGCTTAGTTTATTAGAAATGGTGTCAATATTAGTATCAACCTTTTCTTTAAACTCAGTTATTGTATCTTCATATGATTGTAATTTTCTATCAGAACTTATTTCTCTATTCTTAAAGTCCTTATAAAGACTCTCATATGAAGAAGAAAGGTCATCAATTGTTACTCTTGATTCATCTAATAACTCTTGAAGGCTTCCTAACTTACCATCTATTTCTGTAGTGGATTTTGAAAATTCTTTTTGGAATCCTTCTGTTACCTTTTCTAGATTAACTCTAAGTCTGTTAATCTTACCTTCAGACTCAAGTTTATTCTCAACAATTTGACTATTATATTTTGGAAGTTCATCATCAATAAGTTTGTTAAGATGATCAACTTTTTCATTAATTTGATCTTCAAAAGATTCAATCTTATTTTTAAACTCCTCATTAAAAGAAGATATAGATTCTTCTGTCTTTAACTCAGTTTCTGCAAAGAAAGTCTTATACTGTGGAATTTCCTTATTAATTACTCTATCAACATCTTCAGATATAGAAGAAATTTTCTCTCTTATCGAACTTAGTGATTTAAGATTAATTCCTTCAACTTTCTCTTTGATAGAATCTATCTTTTCATCAACCTTTTCATTTTCAGTAACTAAGTATTCTTTTAGTTTACCAATATTAGAATCAACTCTATTCTCACTTCTTAAAAGATCTTTCTTATATTGAAGTGCATCAACATTAATAAAGGAGTCTACTTTCTCTGCTAATGAGGAAAAGTCATTCTTAATCTTATAAATGGACTTTGTATTTAAAGTATCAATACCTTCTTCTACTTTGGCAATACTCTCCTTAACATACATTAGATGTGCCATCATAGCATCATCTAAATCCTCTTTCTTTACAAGAGTATTAATATCTTTCTTAAGTCCTTCAAATTCTTCTGATATATCTTGTATTCTTTCTACGTTCTCACTAAATGTTCCAAAAGTCTTTGTAAAATCATTTAAAGACTGAATATGATTTACATTTACTTGAAATGACTGAAGAGCTTCATCTATTGTGGTAATATCCTTCCCACTATATTCCTCTCGCACTTCCTGGAAAGGAGTGGATTCCTTTTTATTGAAAAGTTCTGAAGGTTTCTTTAATACCACTTATATTCCTCCTTAAGCTATGCCAGCAGTAACAAGAGCCATTCCTTCTACTAATCTTACTTCAGTAAGACCATCGGCAGTTGTTAATCGTACATCATAATCATATCGACCTTCAGTGATAATACCAGTAACAGCTGCACTCATTGAAACCTTAACTTGACCGGCAGCAGAAGAAGCAATACCAACATAACTGAAACCTGTTGATGCAGCAGCACCAACCCATTTCCTTAAAGCAGCAGTTACACCATAACCAGTAAGATCATATGCTGCACCAGAATCATCAGTATATGTAAAAATTTCCTCAAAAGTAGCATTTTGAGGTATAGTTAGATTTATTACTGAGACCGAAGTCTTAATACCAGCTTTTACTGCCATTGTCTTTTCTAATTATTTAGTTTGTTCCTGCTCTGCTTTATTTGCTTTCAGCAGTTTTGATAACTCTGATGTTGATCCAACAAATAATGCATTATTAACAGTTGTAGGTCCTTTAGATTCTTTTTCCTCTTCCACCTCTTTTAATTTCTTCTGAAGATCCATTAATTTATCAGTTGCATCAGAAACACTCTTAATTAACTGACCTGCAACCTCATATGCTCTGGGCATTTCACTTTCTTGAGCAAGTTCAAGAATGCCATTAATTGCTTCTTGTCCTTTCTCTATTATACTATAAAGATTACCTCTTGTATACTCATAGTCCTTTGTAATGTCATCTTGAGTAAGCC